CAGGCACAGGCCGCAGGCGGATTTCACTACCAATGACCGTATAGGCGCGCGGCCTGCTGGTGCTGGCATTGCGGAATTTCGCGGTTAGCACGGCAGGCGTCAGGTATTCCAGAATGTGTTCGGGCGAGGTGTTCAGCTTCAGCTCGCGGATTTCCAGAAAGTCGCTCGGCAGTTCCTCGTATTCCTCATCGAAGGTAGCCGTTGCGCGGGCCTCCATCTGTCGGACCCGAAGCGTTTTGTTCAGCCTGGATTCACAAAGCGTGATGAAGTCGGGAATCCGCGAGGTCAGGTTCGTTCGCGTCAGCCATCCCGCGATAGACGACTGCAACTCGCTGTAGGTGCTGATTGCCATTGGCGTTACTCCGCTGCAACCGCCGGGGCGTCTTCAAGCCGGTTCCAGCCGCGCCCAAAACCCATGTCGAAGCCGAATTCGCCGATATGCTCGACTTCCTTGGAAAGATCGTGGTCGATGTGCAGCGGGAACCCGGCCTTGCGGGCATTCTCAAGGAAGTAGAAATCCTCCCCGATAAAATGATCTCCGTTCTCGTAATACACGAAAGTGTACCAAGGCTTGGGAATGGCGTCGTACACCTTCATGTTGACCATCATGCAGCCCATGCCGACCAGATCGGCCTCGGTATCAACCCCGGACCTATCATCGCTCCACACCTTATTGCGCGTTACTCTGGACTGCGCTGTCGGCGTGTATGGAGCAACACGGCGGATGTAGTTCGCCGCAACGATGTCCTTGTCAGCCGCCAGCAGGCGATGCGCTGCATCTTTCGGAAAGCGCATATCGCTGTCCAGCCAGAGCATGTGCGTTGCCTTACGCTCCTGTGCGATCTTTACAAGGTCAATCCGCCCCTGCGGCAGAATGCTGCCCTGCACATAGTGGACGCCGACGAAATCCAGATCGGCAGGCGGGTTGCCGCGCAGTTCACCGTACAGCGCAGCAAGCGAAATGCCGAAGCCAGCCGCAAACTGCGTATGGCACGGAACGGCGATGACAAGGCGCTTTCCCATCAGGCGGTCATCTCCGTAACGGAAAGATTGCCGCCGGCTGACGCCTGAATGGCGCTGACCTTCTGGCCCGGCGTGATGATGAAATATTCAGATACACCCGCCTGCATCCAGATATCACTAGTCGTGGCCGTAGGAGCCGCGCCAAAGGCGATGTAAGCGTTAGAGGAACACACCACTCGCACAATGTGCGTCTGTGCGCCAACGGCGTTGCTGATGGTCCCGGCGGTGTCGGTATAAGCCACCGTCTGTGTGGTTGACGGACGCCCGATATAAGGTTGATTTGCCATCACACTGCCCCCAATCCAGTTCGGAAAACGCGGTTGTCGGGATCGTTCAGCCACGCGCGGAATTTGCGCTCATCATCCCAAATCCCCTTGCGGATAAGATCGTCCACCAGAGACACTGGGATACTTGCGACATGGCGCATGTCCTTAGACGGCGAGTACATGCTATGTCCGCTGTTCTGAAGCGCCTTGTTGCGCTCCATGATCGGCTCAACGTCCTGTGTGTACTTCAGGACCATCACCCCGTCATTATCGACAAGGCTGGTCGTGACGCCGGTCAGGCTGTCGTAATCGAATGGGATAAAGCCCATGCTTACCTCCAAGAGGAAAGGGCGAGCCGAAGCTCGCCCTCCCGTTATGGCCGCGTCGAAGTCAGAGACAGCGCGCTGCCGTCAGTCGTGTACGCATACCACTTAGCCCCATCCGCATCCCGCAGCGTGAAGTAGGTGATATCCGTATCGGTCGCACCGCGACCGATCTCCACATCAACGTCCGTCTCGAAGATCACGCGGACGAAGGTGTTTTCAGACGCGCTGTTCGGATCGGCGAACACTTCTGCCGAACCGTCAGTCACCTGCCGGAAGTTCCAAGCCATCTTGCTCTCCTTGTGAAAAGGGCGACTCCGTAGAACCGCCCCTGTTACACCATGCTGTCAGGCTTAGGACGTGGTGAGGTCAGCGATCAGGCCGTGAGCCTTCTCGTTCTTCACCACCAGCGCGAACTCGGCCAGCATCTGCTTGCGCATGCTGTCGCCGGTCTTGGCGAGGTCCTGCACCTTGAACGGGCGCAGATACGCAAGCTCGGCGTATTCCGGGTCCACCACCCACGCATCGCGGGCGCGCTGGAAGCGATTCGGGACGATGCGCAGGGTGGAGAAGTCGGAGACATAGACATCGACCGTCGCAACGGTGCGCTTGTCGTCCACCTCCTTCGTCTTGGTCGCAATGCCGGGGAAGCCCGACGCCACGCCCTTGTTGAACGCGCCGACCATCAGCATCTTCGGCTCGGCACCCTCCTCCCAGCACTGCTGAAGGACGTTCTTCAGCTGAGCCTCGGTGAAGGCCCGCTGCGTGCCGTCCGTGCGCGCGGCGGTGCCGTCGCCCGGAGGGTTGTTGCCGCTGCCGCCAGCGTTATTGACGTTGGTGGTGATCCACGCACCCATGCCGGCAGTGACGCGGGCAGTGGACGAAGTGCCGGCAGAACGCGCCTTGTTCTGCAAGATGGACGTCTCCATGTCGCGCTTGATTTCCTTCGACCGCTTGGTCATCTGGTACGCGAGTTCGGAGTTGCGCCCGGCCTTCTTGATGGCTTCCAGCGTGCCGGAAACCTGGATCGTCTTGTCCGGGATTTCGCAGTAGTTGCCCAGACGGACGGTCGGAACCGCCGCATCGTTGGTGGCGTCGTCGCCTTCAACGTTCTGGTTGGTGGACGAAGCCGACGCAAGCGTGTCGGTCTGCCACTCCAAGTCTGTTACTTTCGGGGCCGACACATCCCCCTACTGACCGCTTGCGCGGCGGACATACGTTTCCGCATGCCTCCCTGAATCTCGTCAGGGGTCGGACTATATCATCGCCCGATATCGGGCGTCCGGCGTGTAGTCTCTGAGGTTAGCCTTCGCGCGTGTCTCGCCCGGCGCTCATATGCACCAGCCGAAGCCCACTCCGTCACCCTGTCCTGTTTTCTCGCGATGTTGAAATACGCCCCGGCGTCAATCCACGACTGCATCTTGATCGTGAACCTTGTCGCTGGTTTGTAGCCCGGCTTTCGTGGCTTTTCGGTCTGCACCGTGCCTATGCGAATTCCGGTCTTTTCCAACAAACGGATGAAATCAGGAACCCACGCATCGCAGGACTTGAAGCCCATATAGAAGCGCCGGTTCGTAGGGTTGCTTGCATTGGCGGCGACAAAGCCCTCGCTGTCCATAACCCCGGCAATGAAAGCCAGAACATGGTCACGCGGCCAGTCTTCGATCCCGTAGGGAAGCGTTCTCTTCCCGTCCGTAATTTCAACCATCGCCGTAAGCGTATCCTCATCAGGAGCCGCCGACAGAGCGTGGTTTGGCCTACCTCCCTTGACCGGATGGGTACTCACCCATATCCGTTTGCAGTCAAGGTCGGCAAGTGCCGATCTGGTCGCCTCTGCAAAGTCAGCGTCTATCGTGTTAAGGCGGAAAACGTGCCTCCAATACTTTCGCCTTGCGTTCTGCGTTGTGACGCAGCCATCGCCAAGATAGACACCCAGTATGTACGCGAAACTCTTACCTGCTGATTGCCCAATCATCAAAACTTTTCCGCTGCGGGGTTTGATGCTCTAAGGACTTCCCAGCATATAGCCGGATTTTAGTACCACAAGCTATTTATGGTNNCCTTGCCACGCCCAATGGCGGACATGAAAGGGGTCTGCGTCGGCGCGATGTTGTAGATGATGTCGCTCAGGTCTTCGCGCTCACCCTTGGCCTGAAACGTCTGGTAGGTATCGCTCGGAACGGGCATTGCCGTTTCTCCTATCCGATAATGCTAAGGAAGGCTGCGTTAGCGTCCCTGTCGGAACCGCTCTTGCGCAGCCGCTTGATGGCATTTTCCTTGGCCTCAGCGGCAGGGTTGACCTTGTTCCTGGCACCCATGGGCTTCTGCACCTTGGGCTTGTCCGCAACTTTCTTCTCGACAGCGGATTTCTTGCTCATCACGCGGTCATACTGTGCCGCCTTGTGAACAAGAACAAGCGCCCGATGGTCGAAGGCAATGCCGTTAGCGATCTCATCATCCGTAAACCCGGCGCTCTTTGCCGCCGTGATTACCGACGAAATGATCTCGCTACGCTTCGCCTCGTTGTTCCATTCGGGTAGCGCGCGGGCAATAGCCTCCTGCTCGCGTGCCAGTCGCTCTTCGCGCTGTTGGGACTGCACCTGCTGCAACTCGGCTTGGCGCTGCTGCGCTGCCTCCTTACGAAGCTGATAATCCCCAAGATCGGCTGCGAATTGAATCGGGTCTTCCTGCTTGAGCCGCTGCCATTCCTCCGGCGTCCTCGAAAGGATCGGATCGGACTGAACAGCCTGTGCGGCCTGCTGTAGTCGCTGCGTCCAGATTTGCTGTGCCTGAGCGACTTCCGCCTCAAAGGCACGGCGCTGGTCCGCAAGGGCCATAGTCTTCTGCCGGTAGTCCTCGCCCATCTGATAGCCAGCGATCAACTCGTCCCGCGTGACCTGCTGCTCCTTGCCGTTGATCTTTACGGTGAAGCGCTCTGGTTCGGCCTCGTTGTCGTCGTCTTCATCTGCGTCTTCGGACTCTTCGTCGCCTTCACTGTCGTCCGTGTCGGCGTCGTCTTCCGCCCCATCGTCATCCTCCGCTTCCGGCTCTTCCGGAGCGGCGGCCTGATCTTCGGCGTCATCTGCCGCGTCCTCTTCGTCATCGGTGCGGATCAATCCCTGATCGAGCAGCCCGGTGATAGCCTGAGTCGCGGCATCGTCACTGAGGCCGCTCCCGTTCGGGTTGGCGTCCATTGTGAACCTCTTTCATCATGGGTTGGAATTGCTGCCATATCGACAGCGCCAGAAAGCCCCGGCAAAGTTGGCACGGTGCCGCCCCCCGACAGGATAAGGGCTGGGCTTCCTCGCGATATCGACTAGCGTTTGAATATGCCCTTCTTCTCGCGGGCGATGCGCTCGACCTCTGAGACTGCAATCTTACCCGTCGCAATGTGATCCTCGACCATTGCCTTGACGCGGCGAAGTACACCGATGGCATCCATCAACCGGCATTTCTCGATGCGGTCCTGGTCGCTGCGGGTCTGAAACGTAATGGCCTTGTCGATAAAGGCCTGTTCCAGCTCCTCCCAAGCAGCCGTCATAAGCGGATGCTCGATAAGACGGCGGGCCTCTTCGCCGCGCGCAACCTTTTCCTCCGGCGTCTTTTATGAAACCCCATCTTCACCGTCTCCGGCATATCCCAAATCTCGTTGCCGTCTGCATCTAGCAGGCCGGTCGGTCGCCCGCGCTCATCCTCAATGATCTGAATGGTTTCAACCGCAGGGGCGTCGATGAACTCTCCGTCATCCCAAGAATAGCGATCCTGAGAGCGCGGCTTGATGACATACGGCATTGTCATTCCCCCGGCGTGTAGTTGATTAGGCTATTCAGCAATGCGCGCTGTTGCTCACTGCCTGTCCATGCGTCGGATAGGGCAGTGGCCGGAACCATCTGCCCGTC